TGCAGCGGATTGGTTAATCATGTACAATATTGATTTCAGTGCTGTTTCTTATTGGCAGGCAAGAGATAGAATGACTGTAATAAGCAGAAAGGAAAATCATGTTCATTGGTTGTTTTCTGATTGTGGCATTTGCTCCAAAGTATTCAATGCAGTTTCAAATAAATTAGATTACAATTTAAAACTATTCAAAAAGGATTATGGCATATCAAAAAAATGATTAACTTTGTTTTTGTCGGGTCGCAGCGACAAATTAAGAACTTATTAAAACCTTGCTTGAAGAGACTGCGACCTCTGATAGTGAGGTTTTTTATTTTATGGAAATATGGAAAAATATTATTGGTTTTGAAGGTTACAAAGTTTCAAATTTTGGAAATGTAAAAAGCTTTAAAAACAAAAAAGAAAAAATACTGAAATCAAGAGTTGGAAAAAATGGATATGAATATGTTGTTTTAATGTGTAAAAACAAACCTAAAACAAAAACAATTCACAGATTGGTTGCTGTTGCTTTTTTGAAAAATAATAATTTCAAAAAATGTGTAAACCACAAAGATTCCTGCAGAACAAACAACATAGTTGAAAATTTAGAATGGAGCACTCATTCAGAAAATACAAATCATGCAATTATTTTTGGAGATTTTAAAAAAGGAGAAAATCATAAAAAATCAAAGTTAACATTTAAACAAGTCAAAGAAATTAGAGAAATTTTTTCAATTGGTAAAACAAGTCAAAAAAAACTTTCAGAAAAATATAAAGTTCATCAATCAACAATTTCTGATATTGTCAATTTTAAAATTTGGAAAAATGAGCAGTAAATATCAAAATGAAATTATTAAGGAATTCAAAAGCAAAGGATTCAAAGTTGTGAAAGTTGTGAAATTTTCTGCAGATGGTTATCCTGATTTGATGGCCATGAAAAATGGTGAATGCATATTCATTGAAGTAAAGGAGGAAAACGACACATTGAAACCATTGCAGAAATTCAGAATTGATGAATTAATAAAAAACGGATTCAAAGCATATTGCACCCAAAAAAATAAAGGTTTGATTTATGGCAAAGATTAAAGAGAAAAACAAACACCTCACAGCACCAAATGGAGCATTTCCAGCATCTTTTGAGCATGGCTCAAAGGTTTATACCATTTCAGCGGTTGATGTTGTTACAAATGAAATTTCATTGAAATCATCTGATGGCAGTTACAAAGAAACAACAGTTGAAAAGCTCAGGAAATTCCTGAAAATATGAGTTTACCGTTCATAAATTCAATTTGCCGTTCATGTAATTAGTAAAAACTTTTTTTATTTTTTGCATTGTTGTATCAAAATTTATAATACATTTGTATCAGCAAGTTAAAACAATAACAAAAAAAAAGGAATTATGAAAAAGCAAGAAACAAAAAAATTGAATAAAATTTTACCAACAATCAGATTGAAAATCATTAAAGAAATTCAATCTGAAATTGATAAATTAGAGGAATTAATTGAACAGAATGATGATGATTTTTCTCATGAAGGTGATGAGCTTTGGGAAATTATGCATGATTTACAATTTCTAAGAGATAGAATATAATAAATTATGAGAACAATACATGATTTTTTAGAGGAGCAAAACATTGATATTGAAACTCTTTTTGAGTTAGAAATATACGACAAGATTATAAACGCATTTAATAATTTTTTAGAATATAAAACACATAATGAAAGCAATTTACACAATAATAGTTAACAAAATTTACGCAAAGGAAGCAAAGAACAAATTGGAACAATTAGGATATGATGCTTATATTACTTGGACTGGAGAAAACAAATTTGAATATAGTGGACACTCTACAGGATACAGGGAGAAAACTGTATTGGATGAAATAGTTATGTATTTAAATGACTGCTATATAGATGCAACTTTAACAATAAAAACAGAAAAATGAAAACTGAAAACTACATTGAAAAAATTCCTTTTGTTGCTGAACTGAACAAAATGGAAACAGATGAACTGCATGAACTGTTTAATGGTTTTGAAACCATTGGAAATGAAATGCCTTTTGAATTTACCGAAATGATGGAATATTTCCACATGAGAGAGCAGAAAAAAACAATCATTTCAATTGCAATGGATTTGAATATTTCAACAGGTTCTTTGTGTTCATTTGCAGCAAATGGATTCAGGTTGATGAACTCCAGCAAAGTTTTTTCACATGATGAAATGGAGGAAATTTTCAATCTATTCTCATTAAAAATCTACATCAAAGAACAGCACCTGCAGGAAATTGAATTGCCTGAAATGTTCCAACATGAAACATCAGTTGATGAGCTTGAATATTTGGCAAATGAGAATGATTTTTTTCCTCAGTTTTATTCAGAGGTTGCAAATGATATTTATTCACTAATTCCACAATTCGCATGAAAAAAGATATTAGAGATAGAGCAACAGAAAATGGATATTATTTTCCAATAATATTTGGAATAATTATATTACTTTTACTTTCAGCAAGTTCATTTGGACAATCAAAAATTGAAGTTTACAACAGATGCTTAATTTTAGGAATTGAACATCCTGAGATTGTTACAAAGCAGGCAATTTTGGAAACAGGAAATTTTGAATGTGAAAATTGTTCATTAGACTACACTAACTTTTTTGGATTCAGATGGAAAGGAAAATATTTGGAATTTTATTCATGGCATGATTGCATGGATTATTATTTGAAATGGCAGCTAAATTGGTTCAAAGGAAAAAAACAATATTATGATTTCCTTGATTGTATTTATGTTCATAGGGATGGAAGGAGAAGAGATAGGATACGCAGAGAGTGAAGAGTATATTAATAAATTAAAAGAGTTTTAAGATGAAAGCAAATGAATTGAGGATAGGAAGTTACTTTGTTGATTATGAAGCAGACCCTAACAGTAATATTTATTTTCAAGTAGAGGAAATTTCTTCAAAAGGAGTTTATTTTAGGAATTGTTCAAGTTGGACTATTTTTGACGATTTACAACCAATACCACTAACAGAGGAAATTCTTTTGAAGTGTGGGTTTAAAGAGTTTGGAGAAGATTTTAAACTAGGAGAATACACTTTTAATTTAACCCTTAAAACCCTTTGTTGGGGACTTCAAGCAGGGTGCAACGTTATTAATGATGTGGATATAGTAAACCTACACCAACTACAAAACCTTTACTTTGCATTAACAGGAGAAGAGTTAGACATAAAGTTATAAACACTACTAAACCTATTTAAACCTTTTACGTATATTTGACAACGTGAAAGAAATAATAGCAGAGATTAGTAAAGAGGTCTATAAGATTTGCAAGGTAGTTAGTAATAACAGCCAACTAAAAGACGACCTAGCGCAGGAGGTTCTACTTGTACTAGTAGCGAAAGAGGAGGGGGATATTATAGATTTACATAATAGAGGTAAGTTACTCGACTATGCTTTTAGAATAGCGTGGTTTAAATGGAATAGTAATAACGGAGTACCAGTAGGAGGGGTTAACAATTCCAACTTTAAAGCAATTTACCGAGACTATCAAATAATAAATAGTGTAGAGTTAGAAGATGTACACCACTTTACTAGAGAGGTAGAACAAACTCCTAGAGACAGAGTTAATGAGATATTTAAAACCTTATCTACTTTGGAGCGTAGAACCTTACAGGAGTATATGGCTTTGAATTTAACTATGTCTAACCTAGCAAACAACACAGGAATAAGTAGAAGTAATTTAAAAATACGATTAGATGCAATTTTTGATAAAATTAGGAGTTGAGCAAATAGGTTTACTGCTTATTGCTTTAACATTAATACAAGTATGGTGTAATGAATTACCCAATATGGTAGGTAGGGAGTTAATACCCTATAAACCTTTTAACTGTGAGACGTGTTTATCTTGGTGGTTAGGAGTGCTTTTGGTATTGGTTACACAAAATCCGATATTTATTATACTTTACTTAATGAATAGTATTTACAATAGAATAAAATTATAATGGAATTAGATAAAGTAATAGAGGTAGTTCAACACTATGCAAAGAATAAAAGTTATCACTCAATCGATAAAAACGACAGGGAGTTTATTATTAAGTTACACGATCAACTTATTCCTATTGATATACCTCTTTATAAAGCAAACTCTGGCGGCTGTGATGCGTGTATTAGGAAAGCAATGGCAAGGTTTGTTGTACATATTGATGCCCTCGTATCGTATGTTGAAGATAGAAAGCCTAAAGCGGAAGTTAGAACTACACAACCAAAGAAGAAACGAGGTAGACCACGTAAGAAAAAATAATATGTTAACCAGTACTGAAAGATTAGAGGTAAGAGAGGATGGGCAGTTAATCCTAAACATAGGAGAAGATGCTTTTTTGTATGCTGACGGTATAGCAGAAGTAGAGGTGCAATTTTTAAGAACTGATAGCACTTTAGATATGTTATTTATTTATGAGATTAACGAAGAAGAAGAGGAATGAATTTAGACCGTAAGACAATAGCAAAGGTATGGAAAACTATAAATCAACTTAAAAGGGTTGGTTATAAGGTTAAAGATACCGATATAGTAATGAAAGTTAATGTAACTAATGAGCAAGGGGAAGTAACCAAAGTTCAAGACGTTACCTATAAGAACATTAAAAAGTATTTACGTAAGTTATGAATATAAAACTAACCACAGGAGACAAGTATAGAGTTAACAACTGCACTGTGAAGGAACTAATGCAGGTAATAGGTAAGCACGATAGTTTAGGTATTAACTTTGTGCTATTAGATGTTAATGTAGTTAAGTTAACAGAGTGGAGTAGTGAAAAGAGATATTTTAACATTAATCACATAGTAGAGATATGGCAGGACTAACAGACAAGCAGACTAAATTTTGTCATCTTTATATTGAACTTGGAAACGGTGCAGACGCTTATAGGAAAGCATACGAAGTAAAGGATAGTACAAAGAATGAGACTTGCGCTAACAACGCTTACAAGTTATTACAGGATAACGACATTTTAACGACAATAGAAGAACTTAGAGAACAGACTGCAAAAGCACACTTTATAGATAGATCATTTATTGTTAAAGGTCTATTAGAAATCATTTCAGATGCTGACTATACTTTCAATCTAGGTAAGGATAATAAACTATCTAAGGAGGATGGTAAAGCCTTTTATAGAATAATGCAACAAACTAAGAACACGGATAAGTTAAGAGCGTTAGAGCAGTTGGCTAAGATGCTAGGGTTGAATGCACCAGAGGAAAGCAATGTTAAGCAGACAATAGAAATAGTAGAGAAGTCAAGAGACTAATGGAAGTAACGCCAGTATTCACAAAGAATAGACTAACAGATAAAAAGATAGTTGTTAATAGAGGAGGAACTAGAAGTAGTAAAACCTATTCTATTGCGCAACTTTGTGCTTTGTGGTTAATGACAGGAGAATGCGGTAAAGGTAACTACATTATGAAAGGGGTATGGTCAACAGTTAGAAAGCATCAAACAACTTGAGAGAAAACAGTAGTAAGAGACTTTGAGGAGATACTACAAGATAACGGCTTTTATAATCAAATAGACCACAACAAAACTAAAAAGACTTATCAATTTAGCGGACGGATGGTTGAGTTCTTTGGAGCAGATGACCAACAGAAGTTAAGAGGAGCAAAAAGGAATATACTATACTGTAATGAAGCGAATGAGTTAGAATATCGTAGCGAGTTCTTTCAGTTGTTAATGAGAACCACAGATAAGATATTTATAGACTTTAACCCAGACGATGAAGATATTTGGATTAACACAGAACTAGAGAAGAGAAGAACACTAGACAAGGGAGATGTTGAGACAATAGTAAGCACATACAAAGACAATACTTTTTTACCTATTGCTTTAGTAGAAGAGATTGAATACCTACAAAAGACAGACCCCGAGTTTTGGAAGATATACGGTTTAGGAGAATACGGTAATATAACAGGGTTGATTTATGAAAATGTAAACATAGTTAACTCAATACCAGACAACGCTAAAAAGGTTTGTACAGGTTTAGACTTTGGTTTTACTAATGATCCTACCGCTTGTATTGAAGTTTATAAACACGACAAAGATTTATACTTAAAAGAAATAATATACGAGACAGGGTTAACTAATGAAGATATAGCAAACCGTTTAAAGTCTTTAGGTTATACTATGCAAGATGAGATTATTTGCGATAGTGCAGAACCTAAAAGTATAGAGGAACTTTACAGGCAAAGAATAAACGCCAAACCAACTAAGAAAGGAAAGGATAGTATAAACAACGGTATAGACGTTTTAAAGCGTTTTAATATCAATGTACTTAATACCTCATCTAACTTGCGTAAAGAGTTTAGGAGTTATAAATGGGCAACAGATAAGACAGGTAATAGCGTAGGTAAACCAATAGACAAATTTAATCACGGAATGGATGCGGTAAGATATGCTGCTATAATTCATTTAGCACATAGAAACACAGGAATATACAGTATAATATGAATTTACCAAGAAACTGGAAAGATATAACCATAGGACAATACATTAACCTTTTACCGTCATCGTACAAAGGAATGAATGAAGTAGAAAAGGTAATACACTCCTTATCTATTTTGACAGAGCAAAGCAAAGACGAGATAAGAAAGTTATCTATCGACCAAGCAAAAGAACTAAATAGCAAACTAGACTTTTTAAATGAACTACCAAAGGAGCATTATAAAGCCACGTTTAAACTAAACGGTGTAAGGTATAGAGTAGAGCCAAACGCTAACAAGATGAGCGCAGGTAGTTACATTACTACTATGCATTTATTCCAAGACCTTGCTAATGATCCCGAGAAGATAGAAAAGAATTTACATATCATATTAGCGCAAGTAGTACAACCTATAAAGCGTAAGTGGTTTAAGTGGGTTAACTATGAAATTGATAGGATGCAGATAGCGGAGGACTTTTATAACGGGTTATCGATGGAAGTTGCCTACCCTATCTGTGTTTTTTTTTGCAATCTCTCGAAACACTTAACACCAATTATAGACGACTATTCGACAAGGACACTAAACAAGATACAGGAAGAACTTACGGAGGTGCAAAAGGATTTGAACAATGGGGCTGGATAATAACGTTAGATAACCTTAGTAACGGTAATTCTGACAAGTGGCATTACTTCACAGAGTTAAATGTTATAGAGTTTTTAAATGTGTGTGCTTATCATAAGGACAAACAAAAAGAGCAAGAAAGACAAAGAAGATTAGCAGAATTAAAAAATAAATAGTATCTTAGCCTAAAATTAAACAATATGAAAAAGATTATGACAGTATTTGCACTACTTAGTTTATTAAGTTGCAAGAAAGAAGAGCCAGTAGTAGCAAAGGAAACTACAACTACAACGGCAACAAGTTACGAGCCTAAAACCTTTTACTTTAGTCAAGATTATAAATGGAGTATTAAAGGTAAGATAGGATTAGCGAGCGAGCCTATGCCTCCTTTAATGTGGCAACTTTATAGTTGTTCAGATATGGACGCAACATTTAATGATGGAGACGAGTATAGAGTACAGTTTTACAGTAATGATGTACAAGGTTATCCAACGGTCTTAGACTTTGAAGCGGTGGTAACTTATGAGAATGGAGAGTTAACAGTTAATAAGACGGCAGGTAATTATAATATGTATTATAGTGATGACTGCGGAATGTTTAAACACTTAGTGAGGTAATTATGGGAAAGCTATTAAGGAGTTTTAAAATAGAACACGCATTAGAATGGGAGGGGGTAATAAGTATTAATCAACTTGAAGAGGACATAATAAAACTAAAGAAACTCGGTGTAAATAGTTTAGAAATAAAGACTTACAGTAGTTTTGATTGCGCATATCTAAGTATTGAAGCGTTTAAAAATAGATTAGAAACAGATAAAGAGTATAAAGATAGAGTTATGAATAAAGTTTAACGAATGCGGATTAGTTAGGCTTAGCCACTTCTTTAATTAGAGGTGGCTTTTTTGTTTCTACAACTTTAATTAATTTTTATACTTTATAGGTAATGGCAGACGGTATTAATATAGAGGGCGGTTTTGATGACTTAGATTTAACTAGCGACTTTTTAGATGGTTCTATTCAAGGCTTGCTATTAGACTTCGCTAATAAGTTACAAAGTGATTTAACACAGTCCGCTAAGAATAAAGGACACTATACCGCAGCAGGTACTTTAATGAAAGATTTAAGTATAGCACCTAAGATAGTAGAAACAGACAACGCTATTATTTACGCTTTAGAGTTAGAGCAATACGGTACTTATTTGGATCAAGGGGTTAGCGGTACTAAAAGGAAGTTTAACAGTCCTTTCAGTTACAAAGAGAATAGTAAATTACCTATTAAACCAATGGAGCGTTACGCAAGGTTAAAAGATGCTTTAGGAATAACAGAGGAGAAAGATGTTAAAAGGTTTGGTTATTTGGCAGCACGTACAATTAAGATGTTTGGAATTAAACCGTCTTACTGGTTTAGTGATGTAGTAACAGATGGCAGGATAGAAGAACTAGAGGAAGAGATAGGTAAGAAACTAGCCTTTGTTATGATAGAAAGATTTACAGATAATAAAATTAAAAGAGTATAATGGCAATAACTAAAAAGCAGCAACCTATAAGCTGTTCTCCTGTTTATAACCCAGTAGTTTTTACTGTATCTAGTACAAACGTAGCGCAGCCTAAATGTAACTTTATCTTTGAGGTTTACGATGGTACTAATACTACACTATTAAGGACTTTGCGCATACCGCCAGAGATTAACTATTCTTACGGGGTGGTAGATGTTGGAAGAGTTTTAGAGAGTTACTTAGGTACTGACTTTTTTAAGAACTTAGCAGGTACAGAATTTAAAGACTGTGATAATTCTTTTTACGATTATAATATTAGATTTGGAGAGGAATATGAAGTAGCAGGTGTTATTACTCAATTCCTTAATTTAACTACTGCATCAAAAAATTGTATAAATGCTAGTTTACTTTATAGAGACTATATTACTTTTGATTTTGATGATTACGAGTTAGCAGGAACTTCTAGCCATTTTATGACTAACATAGAGACTAGGACAGTAGATAGAACAGATGAGGGGTATATGACTTTTGCAAACTATACACCGCCTGCTAACATTAAAATACAAACATACTTTAGCGATGGAAGTATAGACCAAACAGCAACTATTACAAACGCTGCTACGTCTTATATTGCTATGTTCCCTTGTAACCCTGCAAGCCTTAACGCTGCAACTTTAGCAACAGGGGTGCAACCTTTAATAGATACGGATATTTTTAGTTATGTAATATTTGCAGAGGATGGAGCGGTAGTATCTCAAAACTATACTTTTAATGTAGTTGACTATTGCACACCTGCAACACTTCACTTTTTAAATGACTTAGGAGGGTTTGATAGTTTTCCTTTCCAAGTGGCTAAAGATAGTTATACGTTTGAAAAGGAATATTATAAACAAGATCCTTTACGTATTCAAAGCGATGGCACTTACGTGTTTTCTAATATGGATAGAGAGGTAGTACAAAACTACACTAACCAAAAGCAAAAGACTAGATTAATAAGTAACTGGATTAGTTCAGAGGAGAGCGAATGGTTAAGAGAGTTATTTTCTAGTCCAGAAATCTATTTACAAAAGGATGGAGAGTTTTACGCAGTAGTTTTAAAGGTTACTGACTATCAACAAAAATACGAGGAGTTTGACGAGATATTTAATATAGAAGTAGAGATAGAATATTCAGTAGATAGTTACAGACAAAGATACTAGAATGATAACAGAGAAATTAATATTTAAAGTAACAAGTGGTAACTATCAAATAACTTTAAAAGAAAGTTTACGCCCTGCTATAACTTATGCGGTTAATGATTTAAAAGACCCTAGTAAGCGTAAAAGTGATTATAGTAAAACTATAACTCTGCCAAGTTCTAAAGAGTTAGATAAGTTGTTTAATGACATCTTCGAAATAAACGTAGAAACTTTAGACTTCAACCCAAATAAGAAAACAGAGATAACTTACTTAGCAGATGAGCAAGTACAGTTAGAGGGTTATCTTAAACTTGATGAGGTTGTTATAAATGATCGTAATAAAATCGAATACAAAGTTTCTATATTTGGTAAGGTAGGCGACTTATTTAATAATATTGGAGAGAATGAACTAACAGATATTACAGGGTTAGATAAATATAATCACGGTAGAGTAACACAAAACCAAGTCAATAGTTGGGATACGTCAGTAGAAGAGAATGGTAGCCCCGTTGCTTTTGCTTATGGCAAAGGTTATGTTTATCCTTTATTAGACTATGGTTTTAATTCAGATTTGCAAGAGTATAACGTAAGCCATTTAATGCCTGCTATCTATGCAAAAGAATACATAGACGGTATATTTACAGATGCAGGTAAGACTTATACAAGCGCATTTTTTAATAGTAGTTTATTCAAGCATTTAATAATACCTTTTAACGGTACTGAAATACATAAGACTCAAGCACAATTAGACTTAGATTTATTTAGAGCAGATAGTGCAAGCGTAACCCTTTCTAGTTTAGCAGTATTTGAGACTGTTATATTCCCTAATGAGGTGCTAGATGCTGGAGGTAGTTACGACCATACAACAGGTGTTTACACAGTACAGGAGGCTGGTTATTATGACTTCACAAGTATACTAGATATAAAAGCAGAATATACACCAAGTGGGAATGTAGTAGACGTTTATATTAATAGACCTGTATTTGCACAAGTTTCGATATTTGTAAACGGTGTAGCGGAGAGTTCTAGTAAGATTGTATTAGGAGATACAACAGTAGCAATAGCACCAGCTGCAACCTATGACACAGGAACGGATGTAGCCTATCCAAGTGATGCACACGGAACGGGAATAGCATCTGTTACAGGTGGCGTAATGACTTATGAAGATATTAAGAAAACCAACCCTGCTAGTAATTTACCTACAACAGTTTTAAACCGTCCATTAATTGCAGGCGAGACAGTAGAGGTAAAAGTAAGATATTACAACGCACCGCAACAAAGGTATAGCAGTTCTGATTACTTCACAGATAATGCAGGTAACTTCTTTAGCGGTACGGTTGATGTAACTATTAATAGTGGTAAGTTTTTAAACAACAGTTCTAATAGTGCAGTACAGGAGACAGGTACTATCGATATGTATCAAGTGATACCTCAAAACATAAAGCAAAAAGACTTCTTAACAAGTATATTTAATATGTTTGGTTTAGAGATTGAGACAGATAAGGACGACCCGAATAATTATATTATAGAACCTTATACACCTTTTTATCAAAGTGGAGCAAGAGACTGGCAACATAAGATAGATAATAATAGTGAGTTGATTTACGAGCCTATGGGCTTGTTAGAAGCGTCTGAATACTTGTATAAATTCAAAGATGACAAAGACTACTATAACGGATCTTACAACGGAGAATTTAACGAGACTTACGGACAAAGAAGCGGTTTAATTGATAATGATTTTGTAAAGAAACTAACTACAACAGAGGTTATATTTTCTCCTACTCCTATCGTTGGGCAAAGTGATTTAGATTTAATAGTACCTACGATTATAAAGAATGATAGTAACGGCTACAATACAACTGCACATAATATTAGAATACTTTATTACGGTGGTTTAAAAAGCACTTCTACGGTGTGGAGTTTGAGTAGTAACTTTGGAACGTCTACGGATTACACTAGCTATCCTTACGCTGGACATTTTGACGACCCTTTTAACCCTACTTTAGATATTAATTTCGGACTACCTAAAAAGTTGTATTACGATAATACTTTTAACGATATTAATATAACTAACGCAAACCTATTTAATACCTATCATTTACCTAGACTGCAACAGATAGCAAATAGAGATAGTAAACTAGTAAGCGGTATGTTTTATTTAAAGCCGTCTGACATTGCACAGTTGAGTTTTAGAAAGTTGTATTTCTTTAAAAACAGTTATTTCAGATTATACAAGATTGAGAATTACGATCCGAACAAAAGACTAACTAAATGCTATTTTCTAAAGGTTATTAACGTTAATCCTTTTACCGCTATTACTGAATGGGTTAACGGTGGCTTTGATACTATTGCGGACGGTTTTGATGGAGGGGTAGAAACTACCGAGCCTTTGCCGTTAACTGAATTTATACAACCTAAGAACGGTAATATATCAAATGCTAAAAGCGGAATGATAGCAGGGAGTAATAACTATGTGGATTATTCAGCAAAGAATGTTAATATCACAGGAGATAATAATAGAGTAGGTGGTTATCTAACAGACGTTACTTTAATCAACTCTAATAATAATACAATTTTATCAAATAATGTTACTTTAATTAATAGTGATGGGTTAACAATAGATGAAGATAATGTAGTTTATATTGACGGAGTGAAGATAACCGCAGGAAGCGCAGGAGGAGGAGGAGAAGTAGAAGCACAAAGCGCAAACTTTACCGCAGCGAATGACATATTAACTTATGAGGTAGATACAAGCGGAGGAAGTATTATAGTAAGTTTAGACCCTACAACAAGTAACACCGGTAAGGTTTGGAACTTTAAGAAAATGAGTGGTAGTAATACTATGGAATTAACACCAAGCGGAGGAGCAACAATAGACGGAACTACTAGCGCAGTTATTACCGCTTTAAACACTAATGCAGCCGTACAGTTTGACGGTACTAATTTTATAATATTATAATGAGTTATTTTGAAGATGTAAATATAAAGTGGCAGGACACAGGTAATGTAGATGCTTTTGGACGTGCTAGAGTTTCACAGGTCACAACCCAGTACGATAGTAAACAAGTTTACGACAAGTTACCGCTATTTGTTGACGAGGTTTTAAACGGTTCTGCAACTGCTACACATAGCACTACTTTAGCACAAACTGCTTTAGCAACTACATCAAGTGGAGACTACGCTATAATGCAAACTAAACAAAGGTTTAATTATCAAAGCGGTAAAAGTCAGTTGTTGTTTTGGACTTTTAACAATATGGATAACCAAGCAGGGGTTAATAAAAAAGTAGGTTATTTTAGTAGTTCAACTTCTGCACCTTATACCGCAAATTTAGACGGTATATTTTTACAGTCAGACGGTACAAATTTAAGTGTAAACATTTATAGAACGGGAACGGCAGTGTCAAGCGTGAATAGAAGTTCTTGGAATGACCCTTTAGATGGTACAGGGGATAGTGGAGTTACTCACGACTTTGACGACAATACTATTATGGCTGTTGACTTTGAATGGTTAGGTGTTGGTAGGGTTAGATTTTACGTAGTCAAAGACGGTGCTTTTATTCCTTTTCACAGTGTAGGTTTCACAAATACTACCAACGTTTATATGTCAAGTCCTAACAAGCCCCTAAGATGGGAATTAAGACAGAACGCTGTAACAGCAGGGAGTTTGAATTTAATTTGCGCTAGTGTAAATAGTGAAGGTAGTTTAAATCAAATAGGTAAATTATTTAGTAGTAACGTAGGTACTTCTTTTATTAACGCAAATAACACATCTAATAAATATGCTGTTCTAGGTATAAGGTTAAACAGTGCTAATGTTGGCACTATGGTAGACCTTTTAACATTGTCTTTATTAAGTGCTACTAATGATAATGTACTTTGGGAGGTTTGGCTTAATCCAACGGTAGCAGGTACGTTTACTTATAATAGTGTAACTAATAGCGGAGTTCAAGTAGCAAAAGGGGCAACAGGAGGAACTAACACAGTAACTGGTGGAACTTTATTAGATAGTGGTTATATGGTTGCTCAAAATTCAGTAAGACTAAGCATTGAAAATGCAATTAGACTCGGTATGAGAATAGGTGGCACACTTGACACAATGGTATTAACTGCCAACCCTTTGAGTAGTAACCTAGATATTTATGGCAGTATAACTTGGAGAGAATTAATATAATATGGCAGATATAACAATAGTAACAAGCGGTAACAGTATAATTGTAGACTTTGGAGACTATTCAACACTTACAAATGTTGACGGCAGAAAAGCATCTTATAAGGTGGCGGATATATCTGTTATATGGATAGAAAAAGATGACACTTTTATAAATGTAAAAATGAAAGACGCAGTAACAACGAATGTATGGAGATTATCATACACATCAACTACTGATGCATTTATAGTTGATAGTGTTGACGGAATAGCACCGTCAGATAATATTGATTTGTTTAATAAAATAACAGCACTTAGGTAATGGCAGATAAGGAAGTAAACTTAAAAATAAAAGTTGATACAGGTAGTTCTATTAAAACAATGGGGCAACTTGAGGACGAGTTTGAAAGGTTAAACGAAGAGATTAGAAAAGTACCTGTTAACTCCAAAGAGTTTAAAGAGTTACAAGGTCAAATAGCGCAAACAGGTAGAGAGGTTAAAAACTTAGAGTTATCTTTTGAAGCGTTAGACAACGAGCAAGTAGCAAGTGAATTAGGAAGTGTAGCAGGAGCGGTAGGAGATGTAAGCGCAGCGTTTATTCTATTGGGAGACGATAGCGAAACATTACAAGAAGTAGCAAAGAATATAGAACTTGCTATGGGTCTTTCTATGGGTTTAAAAGGTGCGATAGAGGGTGTAAGTTCTGCACGTAAACTATTAACTAACTCTACTAAAATTCAAACATTAGCGGAAAAGGCTAGGAACTTAGTAAGCAAAGAGGGTATAATAGTTACAACCGCAGCCATAGGAGTAGAG